GACCAAGCCCGCTAGGGCTGACAAGGCCGGAGCAAGGGCTCTGGTCAGCAAGGCTGAGCTGCTGGATATCGTCCAGAAAGCAGTCGAACCGATCCGCAAGGAGAACGAGGAGCTGCGCTCTATCCTCCGCAAGAAGGAGTATGAGCAGATAGCCAAGTCCGATTTCTCCGGCCTGGGGACTCCTGAAGAGGGTGCTGAGATCCTGAAGAGCCTGGAGGCTCTGCCGACCGAGGCCCGGAAGACTATCTTGAAGACCCTCAAGCAGGCCAGCGTAATGAAGGCCGAGGCAGGCAAGCTGCTCTATCATCCGATGGGTAGCGACAGGCCCGCACCGGGGACCTCTATGGCCGAGTTCGAAGCCCTGGTAACCAAGCACGAGAGCCTAATCCAGAAGTCCGGCAGCGGCCCCACAGATCCCAAGGTTCGCCACGCTCTGGCGGTAGCCGCAGCCACTCGCGAGAATGGCGCTCTGGCTAAGTCCGTGCTGGCTGAGGAGAGGGCAGGTACTGTGCGCGCCCAGATGGGGGTGATCTGAAGTGACTGACATGACAGCCCCCTTCAGGGAAGCTCTACCAGGAGACATTAGCTCCTACAATCCGGACGGTGACATGTCTGCTCTGGAGTACTGTTTCGTCCAGCTGGACACCACAAGAGCCCGGACAGTACAGGCATTTTCAAGCGGACATCCAGTAGGCGTGCTCTGCAATCGGCCCACCGAGACGGCAACCTCTACCAACTTCTCAATCACCGCTCTGGTCCAATGGAGAGGTAAAGCCCTCGTCAAGACTGGATCCAGTGGTCTGGCAGTAGGTGACCTGGTGAAAGTCGGAACTGGTGGTGTCGGCGACAGGGCCACGCCCACTGCCGGAGACGTTATCGTTGGGCAGTGCGAAGTCGCCGCAGCCGCTGGCCTTCCCGCGACTGTGCGCCTGATAGGACCGTTCTATTACGCCATTACTTGAGGTGATGATTCATGGATTACAGAGAAACTATAGCATCCCTGGCCCAGCAGGTAGTTAACAAGGGCCTGGACTATTCACAGATCCACGTAGCCCGGCTGGAGTCGGAGTGGTCTCTCGCCTACAGGCAGGAGCCCTCAAACTTTGTGGCAGACCAATGGTTCCCTATGATATCGGTGAACCAGATAGCCGGTCTCTATCCCAAGTGGGCTATGGAGAACCACTTCACCAACAAGGCGGGTGAGTGGAGGCCCGGCAGCATCCCGCCCCAGGGAGAACTCAAGGTAGATACCCCCGGCTCGTATGTGTGCCGCAGGTATGCCTTCGAGATGCCCCTCATGGCCGATATCCCCTACGTGGCCGACCAGGGCTACCCCATCGAGCAGGCGACTACTAACATGGTCACCGACGTTCTCCAGCTCAACAAAGAGCTGATCATCGCCAACAACTACTTCAAGGAGTCTGTTTGGGGAATCGATGTCACTGGCGTGTCCAGCGGTGAGACCTGGTCTCCCGGCGATATTACCACAGGCGAGACCATTCGCCAGTTCAACGACGCGGACAGCGACCCTCTGGGTGTCTTCAAGGATTCCAAGCTGGCTATCAAGAAGGCTTGCGGTCTGCTGCCCAACACGATGGTCATAGGCGAACAGGCCTACGAAGAGCTGCGGATCAACAACCAGCTGATCAGCCTTTATAGGAACCCACAGGGTGCTGACAAGGTCCCCACCAAGCTGAACGAGCAGATGATAGCCCAGGCTCTGGACATCGATAACATCCTGGTAGCCAAGGCCATGTACAACACCGCCGCTCCGGGCGATACCGTCGCTCTGGATTGGATCTTCGGCAAGCACATCTGGCTGGGATACGTGACCTCCCCCGGACCTCTGACTACCCTGGCGGGCATGAACCTGTCCTTCAACGAACCTCTGGGCGGCTTCGATACTGCTCTGACCCAGGTGCCCGATCTGCACACCCACACCACCTATTACCAGGGCTTCCAGTGCTGGTGCCCGGTGGTAATGGCCACAACCGCGGGCATGTTCATGAAGAACGTGGTAGCCTGAAGGCGGTAACGATGACTCGCTACAAAGTGGTGCGAGCATTCGAAAGGCATGATGGCAAAGCCCTGCGAAAGTTCACGCGGGGCTCTATCATCAGCCAGAAGGATGCCGCCAAGATGGCTGTCAGGCCTGAGAAGAAGCGACAGAGTACCATCGAGGTGCTGCTCAGTTCCGGAGCCATATTCGCCATACCCGAAGAGGTGACACCAATTGACTCATAGAATAGATCGCATCTGGGGACCGGCCAAAGCCGATAACCTGATGGCCGACAAGCTCTTCGCCAACCAGGCTAAACTCATCTTCGATAAGACGGCGGGCAGCTATGTAATCGGAACCGTGCCCGGCAACAGCGTCCTGGAGTACGCCGTGGTCAACATCGCCACAGGCTTTAACGACACGCTAACCCTCGGGAATGCTTCGGACCCGGATGCCTACATAGAGAACAACGACTTCCCCAAGACGGCAGGCATGCATGATCCTATCGCCCTGAACATCCCGTTCGCAGCCGCAACTGCAATCAAGCTGGCGGTCGGGTCATCGACTACAGCCGGTGCCGGTACTATCTGGCTACTCTGGAGGCCACTCAAATGAGACGATTCATAGCCATTCTGCTGGTGCTGCTCGCTCTGATGGGTGCCGCCAGTGCCGCATCTTCGGACCTTCACCGCGTCCGCTGACGCCCAGACCACGGCCAAGGCATTCAAGAGCGTGACACGGATCGATGCCACCACGTCTGGCACCACAAGAACGGTAGATATCGGCACGGCTGACAAGCTAGCCCTCAACAAGAAGTTTGCAGTCAACCCAGTGGTCTACTGTTCAGTCAACGGTGCAAGAGAAGGCACAGCACCAGGAGTAACGGTATCCTCAACGGTGTTGGCTCAGAACACCATCGACACCGCCACGGTACCGGGCGGGCATGTAACCAAAGTTTGGGTTCTGTACTGAGGGGAAGAAAATGACGACATACAAAGATGAGATCGGGTACGTGGTATCGATAGCCACCGGCAAGACCCTGACCACGGCCACAAAGAAGGAGTTCCATGTAATTAAACCGGATGGGACCGCCGCAACATGGACAGCAACCGAAAGCGGCACGGTTCCCGGTACGCTGCTCTACACGACCAAGGCGGGAGATCTAGATCAGTCCGGACCCTATCTCATCGTTGCTTATGTCGAATGGGCCACATCTAATTATACTTCAGACATTATAATACTGATCGTCCAAGAACCTGGGCACGGCGCGGCCACCTACACAGGATCTCCTTCGACCAGACCTATAGATGCGGTCAGGATCGAGCTGGGGGGAACCGGTAGTCTGAGCCTTCTGACGGACGACGAAATACAGTATAACCTTACCAGAGCCAACAGCAATCCTCTTCTTGCTGCTGCCTTTTCGGCTGAGACCATAGCAGGGATGTATGCCGGCCTGGTCGACAAGTCGATGGGGAACTCCTCGGTGTCCCTATCACAGAAGGCGGAAGCCTGGCGAAAGAAAGCTATGGCCCTCCGAGCACAGGCCATGAGCCCCACGCTCACCCCGAGGGCGAGCAGCTCTGCATCGGGCGCGAGGAAATTCAGCCTGGGTCAGCATGACAACGTAGGCGGCAGCTACAGCATAACCGGATACCTATGAGCGGAGAGTACTTTGCGGAGTTCAAGACGGGTGTGAACAACGCCTGGAAGGTTGAACTTGGCAATTGGATAGCTTTCTCCGGCGTGCCTCCCGTGGTACTGGCAGGGTCCATTCCAACGGTGCCCTTCCGGGTGGCTATCATAACCGAGGCCATAGCAGGGCATACGGATGTAGCCGGAATCGTGAAGGTGAACGACGAAGAGCTGACCTTCACCAGGGCGACCAGGCTGACCGCCGAGGAAGAGCTCACCTCCTGGCCCACTATCACCTTAACCGGCCTGGACTGCAAGATCACGGTCGAGTTGATCTCAGTCGATGGGGAATGCCTACAGAACGAGACGCTGGTGCCGATGGAGATCATATGCTTCCCCAAGACGCGCATCCTGAGGGACCGCAGCGGTTCGGGGTGGCAACAAACAAATTATGACATATGGAGCGAAGAGCCCCTAAACATCGGCGATCAGATCAGGTTCGCAGACCCTCATCAGAACGGTCAGACAATCGACATTTACGTAAAAAATGTAGACAGTGCGGTAGACCTGGAGCTGGACAATACCCAGCCTTTCAGGGTCTA